AACCATCGCCCGAAGACTGGGTGTGAACCTCAGAGGAGGCATTGAATGGAAGCCAGCACGCACCGCCACATTCGAATATATCACCAAGCAGCTGGAGTTCAGCCAACAGAGCGGACTGAGTGCGATACTTTGTGATATACCCAACATCGGCAAGACATTCACGGCACGCTATTATGTGCAGTGCCACCGCAATGCCATCTATGTGGATTGCTCACAAGTGAAGACTAAACTGAAGCTGGTGCGCAAGATAGCCACTGAGTTTGGCGTTGGCAGCAATGGAAGATACAGCGACGTGTACGAGGATTTGGTCTATTACTTGCGCTCAATCGACACCCCACTCATCATTTTGGACGAGGCTGGCGACTTGCAGTATGAGGCGTTTCTGGAACTCAAAGCCTTGTGGAACGCTACAGAAAGATGCTGCGCCTGGTATATGATGGGTGCGGACGGACTGAAAGCCAAAATCAATCGCTCCATTGAGTGCAAGAAAGTGGGCTATACAGAGATGCTCAGCCGATACGGTGACCGCTACTCGAAGGTAACGCCCGACGACTGCAAGGAGCGTGAGAAGTTCTTGAAAGACCAGGCGAGCGTGGTGGCAAAGGTGAACGCCCCAGAAGGTGCGGATATTGCTACCTTGGTGCGCAAGTCGGGTGGTGGACTGAGACGAGTGTATACGGAAATTGAGAAACTAAAAAGAGTATAGTAATATGGAAACAAAGATAACAGTGACATTCACAGATGGAAGTCGCAGAGTGTTGAAAAGCCCAGAGAAGCTGGAAAAAATAGACGAGAACCGGGAAGCCTGCTTTGTGATGGATAACGGACAGGTATATTATGGCTATTGTGATGGTGAAGTTGACGAAGAAGGTGATTTCTGCCTAATGAGGTCCATTCATGGCATAGGGTTGCCATTTAATCGCCTTCTCGGGTGGTGCTACAAGTCAAGTGGAAGAAAGAAATAAAACGTGAGTAAGTGATATGGCAAAACGAGCATACAGCGTACGGGACATCGAGTCGAAGAAGTGGGTGACTCTGCCTTGGGGTGAGAAATGGAGCTCCCCTTTTGGTTATCCAGCCGACAACGCCCGTTGGTTCATCAGCGGTGCGAGCGCGAGCGGCAAGAGCTCCTTTGTGATGCAGCTGGCCAAGGAGCTTTGCAACTATGGCAGGGTGCTTTACATGAGCTACGAGGAGGGCGTGAACCAGAGCTTCCAGCGTCGGCTGGGCTATCTCCACATGGACGAGGTGCAAGGGAGGTTCCGTGTAGCGATGGGCGACACATGGGACGAACTGGTTGCACGGCTGAAGAAGCCGAAGAGCGCGAAGTTTGTCATCATCGACTCCTTTCAGGTAGCCCCCTGGGACTATCCCGAAGCAGTGCGTCTGATGGAGACCTTCCCGAAACGCTGCTTCATCTGGATCAGCCAGGAGAAGAAGAGCCAGCCGTTGGGCGGCGGCGCGGTGCGACTGAAATACATCTGCGACATGAAGGTAAGAGTCGTGGGTTATAAGGCCTACTGCCAGGGCAGGAGCATCGGCGAGGCCGGCAGCTACTTCACCGTGTGGGAGGAAGGAATCTTGAAGAGCAGCAACCAGATATAGCGTGAGTGGCCGCTGCAGAGCATCGGCTTACGGAACCCATCGATTGACCAAGCCTTGAAAGGTGCTGCACAGAACGGAAACGGAAATATTAACTAATAAACGAAAACGTATATGGACGAAGTAGTTGAGAAGATTGTGGCCGAGGCCAAGAAGCAAGTGTCAGGGTTCGGATATACGGACCAATGGCAGATCCTTACCGCTATAGCTGAGCGATTACAAGACTTGGGTCATGAGGCCCTGAAGCTTGAGTATATGATTGACGACGTGGAAGGAGGTGAGGAATGAGCGAGGAAAGCAGGATGATAAGTGTGCGCGCCCCCCATGGCCGTGTCACCCATGAGCGTCTGGTGCTTCATGGCCTTCGCTGCGGCTACTGCCAGGGCAACGGCTGGTTCTGGAGCCACGACGAGATTGGCGAGAGCGTGAAAGAGGCTTGTCCGATCTGCAAGGGGCGTAAAACCGTGGAAGCCGAGGTTAGGATAGACTGGAAGGCGGAGGATGGCGTGGGGTTGTAACCCCGCGAACAGAACCGGAGGGTATGAGACGACAGACAAATTAACAATAAACTATTAAGATTATGAGTAACATCTTGGAGAAATTGAAGAAGCGGCTTCAGGTGTGGCACGAGGAGCATGCCGCGCGCATGGAGGCCGCCCGCCAGGCCGAGCTTGACGAGGCAGCTCGCAGAGAGGTGAACGTTATGGAGTTTAACGGCGCGCTCTATCTGAGTGTGAGCGGTGTGCCCTTGTTAGGCATCAGTGATATTTCGGGTGACCTGCCGACCGCCGTTCAGGCTGCCCGTGAGAACTATAAAGACTGGAAGGAGGAGAAGCTATGGGAACGGAGAGGAACTACGCACGCTTTTACGCTCTTCTGAAGCAGATGCCCTACGCGGACAAGGCAACGCTCGTGGAGCAGTACACCCACGGCAGGACTACCCACCTTCACGAGACGACCGAGCAGGAATACCGTATTATGTGCGACGAGATGGAGCGCGTGACTGGGTATGACGAACGCAGGAAGGCGCTGCAGGCCCAGTTGAGAAAGAAGCGTAGCGCGTGTTTGCGCCTGATGCAGCAGCTTGGGGTGAACACGACGGACTGGCCGACGGTGGACAACTTCTGCCTTAATCCTCGAGTGTCGGGCAAGCGATTTGCCCAGTTGAATGAAGAAGAGCTTGGCGCCTTGCAGGTGAAGCTCAGGATGATTAAGAAGCACGGAGGACTGAAGGTAAGAGAGCAAGAGCACCCTAAGACGTGGCATAGCATGATATACATACCCTTAGGCGGAGACACCGCCGAGGCATAATCAATAACCCATTAAAAACAAAGAACAATGGCAAAACGAGTAAAGAAAATCATTATTACCGGCGTGACGCGCGAAGCCGCCGACGAAGCCTTCGCCAAGTATGCCAAGGCTGATGCCGAGAGTGCTAAGATCACGGCCGACATCGAGCTGCAATGCGCCAAGATCCGCGAGAAGTATGCCGGCCGCCTGGCCGAGCTGGACGCCGCCAAGACGGTAGCCTTCGACACGCTTCAGAGCTTCGCCACAGAGAACCAGTCAGAGCTGTTCTCGAAGAAGAAGAGCCTGGATATGGCTCACGGCGTTATAGGCTTCCGCACGGGCACCCCGAAGCTGAAGACGTTGAAAGGTTTTACCTGGGCGAGCGCCCTTCAGCTTGTGAAGGAGTTTCTTCCGGGCTACGTTCGCACGACCGAGGAGGTGGCTAAGGACAAGCTGCTTGCCGACCGCGACATGGAAGTGAAGGTGAAGGACGGTGAAGACAAGGTGGAGCTGAGCCATGAGATGGCCCGCTGCGGCATCCAGGTGGTTCAGGACGAGACCTTCTACGTTGAACCGAAGAAGGAGGAGACGGCATGAAGCGCAAGGTGGTACGGCCCGAGAAAGTGGCACTGTGCCGCCTGTGCAAAGGCACGGGCACAGTGTCGGGCAAGGACAAGCACGGCCGCTCATTACTTCGCGTGTGTCCCCAGTGTGAGGGCAGCGGCAGGGTGAAGGTGAGCGGCGTGATGGAATTTGACATCAAACCCTATAAAGAAAAGTAGCAGATGAACAATCGTCGTGGAGTAAGTTATCAGAAACGTGTGGAGGAGATTAACCGGATATATGACCAATGGGCCAAGCGGGGCGTAGCGAACCGCGAGATATGGCGAAGGTACGTATATCCCCGCTACGCCATTAGCGAGCGCACGTTCTATAACATACTCAACGCGAGCGCTGATACGAAGAACGTGATAGCTGACGATTGCCGTCAGCTATTGCTGTTCAAGGATGAGAACTTTGAGTGAAGGGGCCGCTGCAGAGCAGCGTCTTACGGAACCAAGCGGCGGCTTGTAAGCCGCCGAACAGAACGGAGCACCCCCGCGCCTTTGAAAGACGGGGCAGAGAACGAGAAAGCAAGGGATTATGGCAAGCGACATGGAAAAGGGCCTTCAGCAGGTGATCAGGAACATCCTGAAGGACATCAAGGTGGAACTTGGCGACGAGTTTGACCGGAACTTCGAGCGTCAGGGTTTCTTCTCAGAGAAATGGCAGCGGAGGAAGAGCCCGACTCGCCCGGGCGGGGCGATACTTGTAGATACTGGCAAGCTTCGCCGGAGCATCAAGAGCAGCAGTACGTCGGACAGCATTGTGTTTTCGAGCGATTTGCCTTATGCCTCGATTCACAACGAGGGCGGCGAGATCAAGGTGACGCGTAAGATGAAGGCCTACTTCTGGCACAAATACTACGATGCCACCGGTTCGTTCGGCCGGAAGAAGAACGGAGAGCCAAGGAATGACAAGCGTACGGTTCAGCTGAGCACGGAGGCGGCCTTCTGGAAATACCTCGCGTTGATGAAGGAAGGCAGCAGCATCAAGATTCCGAAGCGTCAGTTCTTAGGCGCGTCTCCGGAAGTTGAGCAGGCTGTGAGGGAAATCATTGAAGAGAATTTAGGAGAATATTTTAACGACGTAAAACTGAAATAATCATGATGAGAGAAGAATTGTTTGAAGCCATCAAAACAGCTATGGCCGATACGGAAGTGAAACATATAGACCTGTGGAACCACAACGTGGAGTTTTTGGAGCAGGAAGATGCTTGGCCATTGCCGGCGTTGTTCGTAGAGTTTGGTGAGATAACCTGGGAGCCTCTGACAGGCATCCATCTTCGCGGCACAGGTGAGGTCCGCCTTCATCTTGTCACGAACTGGAGCGATGGCGGCTATGATGCAGCCTTTGCCTTATGCAGTAAGGTGACCACGAAAACTTTCGGCTTGAGGGGCAGGTCTTTTGACCATTTGCGTCTTTTGCGTACCGAGACGAACCACAACCACGAAGAGATATTGGAGAACATCGACACTTACAGCGTGCGTTATTTACGTTATGGCGGATAGCGTTTATGGAAGCTATAGAAGCCATAAGCGGGATATAGAGAGCCCCGGCGGTAAAATATCCGCCGGGGCTTTGTCGTGGCAACACGTCGCATAAGAAAGGCCTCAGACGGCCTTTTTCTTGAATAACATCATGTCGGTATATGACGAGCTGTAGTTCATGTGCTGGTTGAACATCCTCAGCTCAGCATCCTTGAATGGATTTCCTAAGCCGGGATTGCGCCCCATCCATTCACATAATTCAAGGATGGACGATTTGTTGGAGGTGAAATAGACGAATGAATGCCCTTTTAGGACCTTGATAACATCGAGATAATCGGCCAAGCCCCAATACATGTTGTAAGTGGAGACATCGGTGGAGAGGTATGGCGGGTCAACGAGAAAAACCACTCCAGGACAATCTCCATATTTATGAACGAGCTCCTTGTAGTCGCAAGAGGTGATTTCAAGGCCATTGAGATAGTCCCCACATGTTGGATAGTCGGTCTTTCGGATATTGTTATAAAGGGCTTCTTTTCTCATTCCATCAATATCCGTTCTGTATTTCATGGAAAACATGAGAGACGATGATAGCGTGATGAAGTCAACAAAACCACTTTCCACGTACTCCTCGATGCGGTTGAAAATCTCTTCACGCAGTGGTCCCTTGATTAATTTATGCCTTGGCACGCTTTCGCCCACAATTTTCCTGATGTCGGCAATAAGGTGGTTGGTGCGTGGGATATTGTCAATGCGCCTACGATAATTGTCGAAGTCATTATAAACGACTTTAGAATGGGGTTTGAAGTGCTTTGTAATATGAGAGAGCAGCCCTGAGCCGCCAAAGAGGTCAACGAACGTAGTGCCATCGGGGAACTGCTGGAGAACCTTGATAAACTCCTGTGCGAACATTCGTTTCTGCCCTACGAATGGCAGTGGTGCGGAAAGATACAGCTTGCTCATACGTTCAACTCGAATTTCACGTTTTCGTCTCCATCGAGCAGGAGCCGTGTACGCTCCAGATTGTTCTCGTAGATATGCACATTGCCTATGTTGAGCGTGATGGATTTCAATGGCAGTTCTATCTGCCTTGCCATAAGATAAAGATGATAGAGATCTGCTGGCAGTCCAAGGCTTGCATCGCTGCTGCGCTGATAAGCTGTAAGAACCAGTTTACCATTCTCTATTTGGAACTGCACAAGGCTCAGACATGGGGCTTGGTTGGTCTCCACCCCTGTGGAGCCGAGGAACAGCACATAGTTCTTTGAGCTTCGCTTCTCGCGGTTGATTTGGCAAATGAGTGGCGGCAGTTTCTTCAGATATGTCGGATAGCTGTTGACGAGCACCGGTCCGCAATAGTCCCACCAGCTGATGCCGGCCTCGCGGTATTTATCGACGTTGCGCTCGCCTTTCATGAAGAGCTGCAGTTCGCTCTTCAGCTTCTTTCTTGCGATGGGATGCCCCTCGAAAATGTCTAAAAGGTCAGCCGGGGAGAGCGAGAGCTTCTCATTGAGCAGGTAACGTATTGTGCCTTTTTTGTTGGTCTGTTTTCTGCCACTGACCAACACCTTTTGCAGAAGTTGATAGTATTTGTTCATATTGTCGTGTGTTAAAACCACGACAAAGATAGGCAGCAAGAGGTGTAAATCCATGGGCGCAGACCGTATTCACGCTGCAAGCGGAATGCAGTAGAACGGAGCAGTTCTACCTAACCCCCCCTATGGGCAACACCGCACTCAGCCCGGAACCTCTTGATGAGGTCATAGACTTTTCGCTCGCAAACATGATAACGCTGGGAAAGAACCACCACTATATAAGATACCTTCTCGCCTTTTGAACGCATATTTGCATAGTCGTTGTATAGTTCTACATAGTCGGCATCTTCAAGCCGGATGCCAGCACGACGTAAATTTTTAATCAATTCCCTGTTAAATTTCAGCACTTCTATTATCTTCATATCAAAAAAATATTTGTACCTTTGCTCCGTCTCACTTATTAATAGCGCGTGGCGCACCGAAAACGAAATACCGCAAGAACGGTCGGAAGGCATTATGCCCCCGGTCGCGTCCTTGCGGCGTTTTCGGTTAATTAGTAAGTGAGACGACTATTAACAGGCCGGGGGCTTTTTTAATGTCCACCCCCATGGGCGTATGTTCAGACTGTGTAATCTTCCATTTTGAAAGCATCCTTCACTTTCCATCCATCGGTGATGGTCTGCTGGATATATTCCAGTGCGGAAGTGTAGAATGTGCGGAAGTCGTCAAGTTGGCTGAAGACCAAGACAAACATTAGATTATGAGCCATATTAATGCGGCGATGGTCCCTCCGACTACGGTAAGTAGCCATTCGGTGAGGTCGAACTTGTTGCCATAGAGTCGGTCTTTGAGTTCGAGGCAAGTGGCGGCAACCACGGCGGCATAGATGCCGGCATAGGGCGAAGCGGTGAGCCACGAGACGATGAATCCACCGATGAGGTGCTTGTAGTGGTTGGGATTTTTGAGAAATGCGATAATTTTCTTCATAATTGTTTGGTGTTTGGAAATAAATGTTTAACTTTGCGGTGGATCATTCCCCGTTAAGGGGTTTGGGCCCCGATTCAGGCAGTCTTGTTATTTCAAGTCTGCCTGTCTTATTTTATAGTTGTCTGAAGTCATTTGACTTCTCGTATAGATAGCATCTTTGTTTCCGATGATCAAAGTAAGTGTTTCTACTTTTGTTCTTCTAACTCTGCTCTTGATAGCATCGGCCAATATTCCGAGTGGTGTTTGAGAATCGGCGACCAATACGATGTGTTCAGCTTGTTTTGCAGCAGATCGTATCAGAGAGTCGATGGAGTTTTTTGTAGGCGCCTTGCTTACCTTATACTCCTGATATACCCCCAATGTCTTGTTATAGCTGTCAGGCGATTTTTTGTCGGCAGGGTTGGCGATAAGGTCAATCTCGTAACCATGTTTGTTGGCAAGGAAGGAACCCACACTCACGTTCTCCTTCTTTTCGTTCTTCCCATGTAAAGAGCTTACCCTAAGTTTCCCCTTATCAGTAGGGCAGGTTATGAAAGTTTCCTTTGTGTCTTTTTTCTTATTCCTCCAGCATTCGCGTACGAGTTTGCATGCTTCACAGAGTTCATTTTCTGGCACGAAGGCGAGGCTGACCTTTCCCTTGGCGATGTCGCAGTCTCGGCATCGCTTAATCGTGTATGGATTATAGTCAGGTACGGCTTTCTGCTGCAAGCCTGGGTTGAACCGGAAAATTCCCTTTGTGTCGCTTTGCAGCGCATCCTCCCCCCGTGCCATGGCCTCGTCGCGCGGTGTGGTGGCATACTTGGACTTTCGGACCTGTACGACGGTGCACCGGCAGTTCCATCCGTTGGGCGGATAATAAGTTTCCCAGAAGGGGTCGGACATGGGCAGTGTGACTCCGTTGAGAGCTGCGTGCTCCGGCCGCACCTTATCGTCTCCTGCTGTGCGGTACTGTAGGTTGTATCGGTCTCCATCCTCGGTGAACTGTTCCCATTTTGCCGCCATTTGCGCGGAGGCGTGAACGAAGTTGTACTCAGCGTGTAGATAGTTCTGGTTGTACGTCTTGTCTATCTTCTGAACGTCGTTATAAAACTGTTCGAAAGACTTTCTGTTGCCGTTCTCATCGAGGAGGGATGGGAAGGCCTCGTTGAGTTCGTGGAAGGTCTTGAGGCCTGAGAAGATATAGTCGGATCGTGTGAGTCGCCGTCGCATGGCCTCGGTCATGTTCACTTTCTGGAACGCCTGGTCGAGTATGTCGGCATGCGTTGAGATGAAGTGCTGTGCCTCGTCGGAGGCGAGGATGTTGATGTCGAGCGTAGCCCCCTTCTGCCGGAAGAGAGCAGACATGAGCCCAGAGAAAGCCTCTGTGAGGGTTGTGCGTATTTGGTCCTGCTCGTCTTTGCTGGGGGAGATTTGCGGTTTGTAGCCTTGCAGAATGACCTCATATCGTTGGTGCAGCCCCACGTAGTGGGTGGGGCTCAGTCGAAAAAAGAGCGTGCATTTTTGGCTTTGGTGTCAGTGGTGTTTGTGTGGTTTTTGGGGTCTTTAGACTTCTGGTTGTCATCGTCGTCATCGGCTGTGGCGTTGTCGGGTTGTATGGGTGGTGTTGGGTTTCGCCGTTCGCCTACGGGCATGGAGTATTTCTCAGCGAAGTATTTAGGGTCGACGTCGTATCGGTCGGCAATCATGGTCTCGTAGGCCACCTGCTGCTCGGGTGTGTAGTCGACGGAGTCGTCCCAGTCGAAGCGCAGCCCATCGACGGGGAATCCGTGTCGTACCATTTTCGGAAGAAGCTGGTTGTTGACGACATCGCGTAGCATGTCAGCATCAGCGTCGACGAGGTTCTGGAAGACCTGCAGATGTGTCTGCGACTGAGAGAGTGAAGACCCGTCCTCGATGGTCATGGTCTGCCCGATGATGAGCTTTGAGAGCTCGGAGTTAGCCCTGTCGACACGTTCGTTGTAGACGTTGTATGCATCTCCCCGTGAGGACTCGACGAACTCCAGTTCCGTGTCGAGCGGCAGGACAGCGGATCCTGCGAAGCCGAGCTCTGCGAGCTGCTCGTTGATTCGCTTTCGCTCCTTCTCGTCGCGCGTGGAAGTCTTGGCCACGCGTAGCGGCATGCCGAAGATCTCACCGAAGGCATCCCAAAAGGCGAGCATGTTTTTCTTGGGGATGGTGTGCTGCGCCGCCTTGAGGTACATCCCGAGGTCGTCTGGCTGCCCCGCCTCGATGAGCCACTGTGAGAACGGCGGCTCGTGATAGTCTATGCCCGTGGTCCAGTCCTGTCCGAGGTCGGTGATGACGCGTCCGTATTCAGGGATGACATGCTTGCGCGGTATGAGTGCCACGTGGCTGTAGCATGGGCATCCGTCGCCATCGGTGACGACATCTCCGAGCTCGATGAGCGAGTGTCCCCAATATCGGCTGTCGAGGATGAGGCGGCAGAGCCGTTTGAACCATGCCTGGTCAAAGTAATGAAGAGCCTGCTCGTCCTTTTTGCCCTTGTCGTCGACGAGCTTGAAGGACTTGGCCATGACGAATCCCTCTCGCTGCGCGACGCATCCAGAGAGATGAGCATCGACCTCGACATCGCGATAGATGTCGTAGAGCTTCTTACGGTTTGGCGAGTCGACATTGATGGCCATCTGCCATGCGTTCCGCCAGTCGGCAATGTCCTTTCGTGTGAGTGCGTCGGTGGTGCGCTGCAGCCCGATGACGACTGACTTTACAGTTTTTGGATTTTTTGCCCTTGCGAGGTTGAAGTCGCCGTAGGGCGTGTGGAGAAGGCCGTCGGAATGGCCTGTTATCTTGTTGAAGAAAGCTTTTATATCCATTGTCGTGATGGTTGAATGTGGTGTAATTGAAGCCGCTGCACAGCAGCGGTCTACGGGATCAAGCGTCGGCTTGTAAGCCGCCGACCAGAACGGAGCACTACCAGTTATGCCTTAGCGGTGGCTGTGAGGTGAGGATGATGCCGGCGGAGACGGGCTCTCCTTGCGTGTCGACTGCGGCTGGCAGGTCGGGTACGATCTTTCCAGCCTGTACCCCTTCGAGCCATTTGACGGCTCGCTCGTATCTTTCCTTTCTGATTTCGGAGCCGAGCTTCTGCGGCATGGCCGACACCATGTGGTAGAGCGCGATGTCGCAGGTGTACATGACGATGAGCCGGTTGCGGCTGTCGCCCTCGGCAGCGAAGATGGCGTTGGTGTCGTATAATGGCCGTAGGTAGGACGCTATTTCCTCCTGTGCCTCGGCCTCGGCGTTAGCCCGGTTCTCTTCAGAGGTCTGTGAGACCACCCTGAGTGCGTTGTCACCGATGACAACTTTGTAATCTTGGTCAGTGATGAACATAAGCTGATGTTTTTGAGTTTACCATGAGTTTCGTGCTGTGGGCCGTCGTGCTATGATGGGCTGCGCGGACTCCTGTCGCGAATTGCGCTGCAGGAGCCAGATGGCTCCCTCGTCGGCATCTGGCGCGTCATCGTGCACCCTCGATCCCCTTTCGAGCGCCAGGGTCTGCTCGATTCCCACCTGCATGTCCGGCGAGTCCTTGAGTGCGGCATTGTAGAAGACGAAGCCCCGTTCCCATAGTGGCGAGACGGCCTCGATTCGCTGTATCTTCTCCGGCTTCTTTCGTTTGTCGGGCATGATGGGCAGCTGGTAGCCCCGGATCTTGCCCTCGGCCTCGAACTCGTCGAGTATGATGTCCTGCATGAAGTTTGCCTCCATGAAGAACTGCACAGCTGCTGTGTCGCGCGTGCGCTCGTATAGGTCGTAGAGCCACCGCATCATTCCCGATACGGTGTCCTGGCGGACGTAGCAATCGATGAGATGGAGTTCGGGTCCGATCTTCCCCCACAGTCGTGAGGCCTTGTAGTCGTTGGCCGTGGTGGACTTGAATGAGGGGTCGGTGTAGCAGATAAGCTCATCGTACTTGGAGAGCTTAGGCATCCTCTTGAAATGAATCCACTCATTACGGAAGATGGTGCCGTCGACGATGGGGTTGTGCATCATCTCCTTGTTCCATGCCCTGTATCCGACGAACTCAGCATATGCCTGTGCTTCCTGCTTGGTCCACTTCTCGCGCCATACCGGCTCCCCGTTCTTATCGACGGCCTGAATCTTTGAGAGGAATACCCCATGTGTGTGGGCGATGTTGTAGAGGACGGACGTCTTTGAGATGAGGTTCCCGACCATGATGAACCGTCCTCGTCCCACGTCGAGAGAGCCGAAGAGCGCCTCCTTTACCCAGTCAGTGAGGTCGTGTACGCGCTTCTCGTTACGGCAGAGCTCGTCGTCGTCGAGGTCGTCGATGACGATGTAGTCGGGTCGAGCCTCCCGGTCACGCAGTCCACGCGGCGACTGCCCTCGTCCACAAGCGAGGAACTTGACTCCGCCTTTGGTCTTGAACTCCCCCTCCTGCCAGTCGCCGTCGGACTGCTGAAGGCCGAAGTCGGCGATGATGCGCTGGTTGAACTGCAGCTCAGCCTGAATGTCACCGAGGAGTCGGTCTGCCGCATCCTCGGACTTACCGACGATGACCATGAAATTGATGAGCCGCTTGGGCTGGAACATGAGCCAAAGCGGCATGAAGATGTCGAAGTGGGTTGACTTGGCGTGTCCTCTCGGCCACATGAAGACTGCCTTGAGGTTTGGCGTTGCCTTGACCTTCCGTGCCGCCTCGTTGTGGAATGGCGCGTTGTGGATAGTGCGTATGACCTCGCCTGTGGTTTTGTCGCGCAGCTGCAGGAAGTGTGGGAAGTAATACTCACAGAAAGCAGCATAGTTGGCGAGTAGCCTGTTTTTACGCTGCTCCCTCTCGGCATCGGTCTCCTTCTTGAGGAGCGCGGTGTCGGTAATGGACTGCACCTGCTTGCAACGCTCGCGCCAAAGATCGTAAGCTTGTTTTTTCTCTGCTACTGTTGCCATGATGATTACGATTTATGACGTCTGCTGCTGAGCCGGCTATTTGATGCCCATCTGCTCGGTGATATACATATCCTGATACTTGTTGATGACCTTCATGAGCTCCGGCGTTACAGCGGGGTCGGTCTGAGAGCGGTATTCGAGCCACTTGGAGAAAGCCATGAAGACCTCGATGGTGTCGACGACGTTTGCCTTTTTGTCGAGTTTCTCTATTACAGCGGATAGTTTTGCCAGTTTGTCGCCGAGTCCCGCAATGAGGTCAGGGTCGCCCGAATCATTGACCTGCGTGATGAGGGTGTCGATGGTGAGGAGGAGCTTGTTGACGAGTTCTGGTCTCGTGACACTCTTTGCCGCCCGTGCCTCTTTCCATCCCCCCGCGGCACACCATTTTGATATAGTAACTCGCGATACCTCTACCTTCTCGGCAATCTCTGCCTGGTCCATTCCTGACATGTAAAGGGTACGTGCGAGGCTCTTTTTCTTTTCTGTCTGTTCTTTTGTCATGATGAAAAATTGAAGATTACGGTGCAAAATTGGCCTAATAAATCGGTATCTCAAAAAAAGTGTGCAATGGTTTCACAGATGTATGCAACCATTTCATACTTTTTTGGCGGTGAGCGAATTAAGGCGTAATATTGCAGTCGGAAACGCGCACTAAGCGCATAAGACGAAAATGGGAAAACGAGTAAGAATATCGAATGACCGCCTGAACAGCTACGGCACGCGTGTGCTGACCTCGGGTATGGACACGGAGCAGTATGAGCGCAACCCCGTGCTATTATATATGCACGAGCGCGGGAATGTGATAGGCTATGTGAAAGACCTCGAAGTGAAAGACGGGGAGGTGACTGGCGAGCTGATGTTTGACGAGGCGACCGAGCTGAGCAAGCGCTGCAAGAAACAGTTTGAGTTTGGCAGCCTGAAGATGGTGAGCGCTGGTCTTGACATCATAGAGCTGAGCGAGGACGGGGAATACCTTGTGGAGGGCCAGACGAGTCCGACGATCACGAAGAGCAAGCTGTTTGAAGTGAGCGTAGTGGATATAGGCGCGAACGACGATGCCATCGTGCTGAAGAAAGACGGCAAGCAGATAACCCTTGGCAGGGACGGTGAGTGTCCTCTGCCATTACTGAACAATAACAATAACCATCAAAAAAGAGAAGAAATGGAAAACAAGACCATTGCCCTGCAGTTGGGGCTGCCGGAAACGGCAACAGAGGCAGAGATTACCGCCAAGCTGACCTCCCTGAAAAGCGCGGAGGCAGAGAAGAGCAAGCTGGAGCTGGAGAAAGCCCAGCTGGAGCAGGCTCGCATCACGGGCCTTGTGGAACGCGCCGTCGGCGAGAAACGCCTTGGCGAGAGCAACAAGGAAGAGTTCATCAACCTGGGCAAGAAGGTAGGCTACGAAGAGCTGGAGAAAGTGCTGAAGGCCATGCAGCCCCAGGCCAAGCTGACGGCCATCTTGAACGGCGGCCACGCCAAGGAAGGCGAGGATGTGAAGTACACGAAGCTGAGCGAGGTGCCCTCGACGGAGATTCTGACGCTTCGAGCGCAAAACCCGAAGGAATATGCAAGGCTCTACAAGGCCGAGTACGGCATGGAGCTGCCCGAATAATAAGTAGAACCCAAAAACGACAAAAAAATGAGAAAGAAAATCATTTTGAAAGCAATGACGGCCCTTCTGTTCAACAGCGTGATGGGTGTCACGGTGGCTCTGGTGCTTGGTATCAATCCCGTGGTTGGCGCATTGCTGGCCAACTTGGCAGCTGTTGCTCTTGGTCAGTTCGCCCCGCAGGGCGCTCTGCAGGCCGGTGTGCTGACAGAGGTATGGACGGGCGAGCTTGTTAAGAGTCTTCGCAGCGGCCTTGAGGGCAGCTGGCTTGACGGCATCCCCGACCAGAGCTCGCTGGTGAACAACGACGTGATACACCTTGTGGACGTGGGTATAGAGCCCGACGTGCTTGTGAACAACAAGACCTACCCCATCCCCATCCAAGAATTGCCAGACGGCGACATCGCCATCGAGCTCGCCAAGTTCCAGACGAAGGTGACGCCCATCACGGACGACGAGCTTTATGCTCTGAGCTATGACAAGATGAGCCGGGTGAAGGAGGCCCACGCCAACGCCCTGAACGACTCGAAGTTTGCGAAGTCGGCCCATGCCCTTTGCGCGAACAAAAACACGGCGAAAACTCCGGTGCTCACTACCACCGGCGAGCGTGAAGCATCGACGGGTCGCCTGAGACTGTGCGTTGACGACCTTGTGTCGATGAAGCGCTCTTTAGACGCTCTGAAGGTTCCCGCCGGCAACCGTCGCCTGGTGCTGTGTCCCGACCACGTTAACGACCTGTTGCTGACGAACCAGAGCTTCGAGCGCCAGTACAACATCGACCGCAACACCGGCAAGGTGGGCAACCTGTACGGTTTCGACATCTACGAATATGCCAACAACCCAGTGTACACGGCAGCGGGCGTGAAGAAGGATTTGGGCGCGGCTGCCGCCAAGGGCGAGTTTGCCTGTTCGTTTGCCTTCTACACCCAGCGCGTGTTCAAGGCCACAGGCTCTACGAAGATGTACTACAGCGAGGCATCTACCGACCCTCAGAACCAGCGCTCATTGATCAACTTCCGCCACTACTACCTGTGCATGCCCAAGAAGGCCGATGCGGGCGTGGTGATGACGAGCGGCTATAAGGAGACTGCATGATGGGCAAGCCGATGAAATATCTCGTGATTCACTGCACGGCGACCCCCGAGGGCCGTGAGGTGAGCGCGGCAGACATCCGCCACTGGCACTGCGACCCCGTGAGCAAGGGTGGTCGCGGTTGGAAGCAGGTGGGCTACACCGACCTAATCCACCTCGACGGCAGCGTGGAGCGTCTGGTTGAGAACAACGAGGATGCCAACGTTGACGACTGGGAGGTGACAAACGGCGCGGCGGGCTACAACAGTGTGAGCCGCCACATCGTGTATGCTGGCGGCTGCGACAGGAGCGGCAAGCCCAAGGACACACGTACTGCCGCTCAGAAAGAAGCCCTTAAACGCTACGTGAGGGACTTCCACGAGCGTTTTCCATGGATCCGCATCGTGGGACACCACGAGCTGAACCCCGGTAAAGCCTGTCCGAGCTTCGATGTGGCGTCATGGCTGCGGGAAATCGGCATCAGACAATAGTCAAGGTAAAAGTAATATTCAGGACAACAAAGGAAAGCGACCCAGGCGATGGACACGATTATGCAGATACTCCAGTGGGCGATACCCTCGGGCGGCATAGGCGCCGCTATCGCTTGGGTTGCCAACCGGAAAGCCAACAACGCCAAGCAGGCGAAGAGCGTACACGACACCTACAAAGCCATGTATGAAGACATCTCGGCTCTGCTTGTGGAAACCCAGAGAAAATATGACGACTCAACGAAGCTCACCGAGAAGCTTGTCTCGGAAAACAACCTTACGCGCCGGGCACTCAACCGCCTTTCGCGCGCCATTGAGGCTATCCAGCTATGTCCTCATGCTGGCTCTTGCCCTGTCAGCGGCGAGCTGTCGCTCAGCGAAGATGGTGACGAAGGAGAGGGTGATGCAAGAGGCAAGCGCAAGCGACAGCAGCGCAAGGAGCCAGGTGGTTCGCCGGGTGATGGTGGCGGAAGGCGTGAAGACGGACAGCACGCGTCTGACCATACCGCTTGACAGCCTTCTGAGGCTGCCGGAGGGCGCGAGCTACACGGCCCGCAGCGGCCGAGCGCACGTGAGCGTGTCGTTGCGGCGGACGGGGGATGTGGGCACTGCACAGCAGCGCCGTACAGACCCGGGCGGTATGACGGTGTATGTGGAAAGCGGCTGCGACAGTCTTGCTCGCCTCTGTTCCTATTATGAGGAAGAGAACGAGCGGCTGTCGGTGGCGAACTCTCATCAGACAGCCACCATGAGCACGAAGGAGAAGACCTCAGCGCGTGTCTGGCTGGAACTATTATCGACATTTATAGCCGGGTTGCTGCTCGGCGGAGTGATAACCCTTATAACAACAAGAAAATGGACTACAAAGTATTAGACGGCACCGACCTCATCCTCTCATCGATGGGTCACGCCCTTGGCTTCTCAACAGGCTGCAAGGTGAGCACTTCTGCCGAGACCGGCGAGCGCAAGACCAAGGAGGCGAGTTCGGGCAAATGGAAAGAACAATATGTGAAGTCGTTCTCGGAGCAGATTACTGCGGACGGCGTAGTGCTTACCAACGGCACGGACGAAGTGCCGACCTACGACCAGCTGAAGGCAGCCATGCTGAAAGGCGAACCCATCGACGCAGCCTACAACCTGCGCGACGGCGACAAGCGCACTGGCAAGACCGCCGGCGGCTACAGCGGCAAGTATATCATCACGAGCCTTGAGCTTGACGCCCAGGCAGGCGACGATGCCAAGTACAGCATCACGCTGCAGAACAGTGGTCCCGTGACGGCTCAGGGCAGTGGCCTGACGGAAGCGACATCAGCAGGAATGGAATCTTAACATCAATGCATGAACTATGGAAACGAAGAAACTTTTGAAGCTGACAATAGGCGGCAAGGCATATCCGTGTCGTGTGACTATGGGCGCCATGACCCGCTTCAAGCATGAGTGCGGCAAGGACGTGAGCAAGATGGATCAGGGCGACATCGGCGAGCTTGTGCTGTTCATCTACTGCTGCGTGAAGAGTGCGTGCAACGCTGACGGCGTGGCCTTTGACATGGACTTTGAGACCTTTGCCGACCATCTGGAGCCAGACAGCGTGAATGCCTTCTACGCCTCGTCGGGTGATAGCGGCGAAAAAAAAACATCAGCGCCAGCTCTTCCGAAGCAAGCATAGAAGAGCTTGCGGGCATAGGGATGGGGTGCATCGGGATGAGCCGTGACGACTTTGAACGGTGCACCCCGTCTGAGTTTTACGCCGTGTGGCATCAGTGGCACGCGCAGCAGGAGCGAATGGAGCGCGGCTCATGGGAACGTACGCGTACACTGGCCCTTGTTTATGTGCAGCCCTATAGCAAGCGCGCGCTGAGCGCCCACGAGCTGCTGCCCCTGCCCTGGGACGAGGAAAGCAAGGACGAGCGCACGGCGAAGCCAGACAGTGCAGAGACGGCCCGTCGCTATGCCGCGGCCAAGCTGCGCAACGGACTGAAATAAGCAACGCAAAAGAATATGTCGAATACAGTAGAATTCCATATCAAGATAAAGGGTGAAGGCAGCAATGTGCTTCACGACCTGACGGTAGAGGCTACGGGGCTTGACGACATCATCGCCCAAGTGGGCGAGAATGCTAGCAGGACTGGCGAGCGCCTGAAGGCGATGGCCGCCAAGAGCATGGTGTTTGACGGCATCATCAGTTCGCTGACGACGCTGAAGGGCATCGTTGGCGACATCGTGGCCCCGTTTGACAGCTTCGAGAAGTCGATGCGTGCCGTGAACACCATGGCCGGGAAGGGCGAGACCGACTTTGAGGGTCTGACCGACCAAGTGAAGGAGCTGAGCGCCAACATCCCCCTGGCCCGTGAGGAACTGGCCAATGGCCTTTACCAGACCATCTCCAACGGCGTGCCGGAAGAGAACTGGATGAGTTTCCTAGAGCAATCGAGCAAGTCGGCTGTTGGTGGTCTGGCGGACCTCGGGCAGACAGTGACGGTGACCTCGACGCTGATCAAGAACTACGGCCTGAGTTGGGACCAGGCCGGTGCCATCCAGGACAAGATACAGATGACAGCCAAGAATGGCGTGACGACCTTCGAGCAACTTGGGCAGGCTTTGCCGATGGTGAGCGGCAGTGCGTCGCAGCTTGGCGTGTCGATGGACGAGCTGATGGCCGTGTTTGCCACGACGACGGGTGTTACGGGTAACACCTCGGAGGTGGCCACCCAGCTGTCGGCCGTGCTGAACTCTCTCATCAAGCCGAGCTCGGAGGCGACGAAAGCCGCCAACGAGATGGGCATCGGCTTCAACGCCGCCAGCGTACAGGCCGCGGGCGGTCTGCAGAACTTCCTTCTCGGCCTTGACAAGAGCATCACAGAATATTCGGCCAAGACCGGTCAGCTGAAACAGACCATCTACGGACAGCTGTTCGGCAGCGCAGAAGCCCTTCGTCTGTTGGGCTCACTGACGGGCGAGCAGAAAGACAAGTTCGCGGAGAACATCGGCGCCATGGCCGACAGTGCTGGAACGATAGACGACGCCTTCAACAACATGTCGAGCACGGGCGAGGCCGTAGGCCAGATGCTGAAGAACCAGGTTCAGTCGATGCTGGACTGGGCGGGTTCGATGGCCAGCACGTCCGCCCCATATATCGAGCTGCTTGCCAACACAGGCCTTGCCATCACCAGCCTGACGCAGCTTCGCACGGGGTTGCTGACCGTGGTGACAGGCTTGAAGGCCGTAAGGATTGCCACGCTGGCCCAGGCAGCAGCCTCAAAGATAGTGGCAATAGCCTCGAACGCATGGAAGGTGGCGCAGGTGGCCCTGAACCTCGTGCTGAGCGCCAACCCCATCGGCATCGTCATCATGGCTATAGCCGGTCTGGTGGCCATTCTGATAGAGGCATACAACAACTGCGAGACGTTCCGCAATATCTGCGACAAAGTGTGGGCGGTGGTAAAAGATGTGGCAAGCGCGGTGTGGGACTATCTGGTGAAGGCCTTCGAGAAAGCCTCTGAGGTGATCAAGAAAGCCTGGGAATGGGTGAAGGAATTCTTCGGTATCAAGGACGAGGGAACCGCCAGGCAGACTGCCGACATAGAGCGGAACACCAAGGCCACGAACGTCAACACCCTGGCCAAGACGAAGAACGCCCAGGCGGCGCTGAAGATAAACCGGAAACGAAACGCCCCCGATGCAAGCAGTTCATCGGGCAGCGGGAAGAGCGGGAAGAGCGGCACCACGACCACCCATACGGCGACGGACAAATACGGTGGCACGAAGCTCATCGCCAATGCTTCGAGCTACAAGGAGCTGGGCAACAATATACAATACTACCAGAACAAGCTGGAGACCACGAAAGGCACTGAGACCGCCACCATCCGGCTGTATGCTGAGAAAATCAAGCAGCTGCAGGCACAGCAGGACGCGATAACGCGTATTCAGGATGCCGTGGGCAACCCGAAGGAGCTGAACACCCTGGCCGACATAGACAAGGCCATCTCCTACCAGCAAGAACTCAGAAGCAGGGCAAGCTCCACGGAACTGGCCGGCATAGACCGTGAGATAAGTCGTTTGAACGACCTTAAAACAGCGTTTGAACGCAATGCGCACGTGGATGTGGGCATAGACAAGATAACGACCTACCATCAGCTTGAGAGCGAGCTGCAATACTACAACGACCTGCTGAAGACGGCCACGGCGAGCGAGCGCACCGAGATACAGAAACAGATAAACGCCTTGAACGCCCTTCGCGACAAATGGGACGAGACCCTGGAGGAGCTGAAGAAGCCCGAGGACATCTCCCGTCTGGACACCATCGACAGCCTTGACAAGGCCATCAGCTACTATGAGGGCAAGCAGAAGAAGGCGAGTGCGGCAGAGATTTCGGACATCGCCCGCACCATCGGTGCCCTGGAGAAGAAACGCGACAGCCTGAAGCAACTTGCCCATCTGCCGGAGATGGAGCAGGAGACTGGCCGTTTGGGCGGACTGGGCAAGGCCGAGCTGAAAGTGGAGCTGAAGGCCATCGGCATGGATGGTCTTCGCAAACGCATCAAGGAGCTGCAGAACATGCTCTCCGACACGAAGAACCCGATGAGCGCGAGCCAGCGCAAGGAGATGAAGAAACTTGTGGCCAGCTATGAGGACTACGAGAAGATCTTGCGCAAGAGCGACGTGACGGTGGAGAAGTCGTGGAGCAGCCTGAAGGGCATCGGCGGCGGCATCAGCTCACTGACCGAGACCTTGCAGGAAAACCGCGGCGCGTGGGCCACCATCACAGGCGTGGTGGACTCGGCGATACAGATATACCAGGGCGTCAGGTCGGTGATAAGCATTGTGGAAGCCCTGACCGCCGTGACTACGGCGAGCAACGCAGCGACAACTGCCAGTGGTGTGGCGACGACGACGGCCGCAGCCGCCAAGACAGCATCAGCCCCGGTGGAGGTAGCCGCGGCTATGGCTTCGACGGTGGCGGCCAAGGCCGAGGCGATGGCCTACAGAGAGCTTGCCGCGTCGGAGTTCATGGCCGCCCACGCCTACATCCCCTTTGCCGGTGCCGGCATCGCCGCAGGTTTCATCGGCATGATGCAGGGCATCGTAGGGTCGGTGGCCGTTACGCCCTTTGCCAACGGTGGTCTGCTATACGGCCCTACCCTTGCGCTGATGGGCGAGTATGCCGGCGCGAAGTCGAACCCCGAGGTTGTAGCCCCACTGGACAAGCTGAAGTCGCTGATAGGCGACAGCGGCGCGGTGGCCGGCGTACGGATGAAGGGGAGAGTGAGAGGGCGTGACATCGTGATGGCCATTGCCAACGAGACGCGCATCAACAGAAAAAGAACGAACATTAAACTCTAAGGAATGTATATACACGGACAATTCTACAATGAGCTGAACGACCGCATCGAGGTGCTGATCCTGACGCACGGCGACCGCGGCGAGGAGCTGGAGATAGGGGACGGCAAGAGCGGCCTATACTTCAGCGACGACCCTGTGGAGACGACGAGCGAGGTGAACGACACGTTTGACCACCTGCTGTGCCAGCAGGCTACGGTGCGGCTGCTGACACGGAACTTCGTGCAGGACTTTTTCTGCCCGTCGTGCAAGGACGCTGTGGTGAACATCTACCGTGAGGGCGTATGCCTGTTTGCGGGGTATGTGGAGCCCCAGACGTACTCGCAAGATTACAATGAGGAGCTGGACGAGATAGAGCTGAGCTGCATAGACGCTCTGACGGCCCTGCAATATGCGAAATACCGCAATGTGGGCTCGCTGGGCGTGCTCTACAGCGTGGTGAAGGGACAGGCCTCACAGTGCACCTTCCTGAGCCTGATGAAAGAGATGCTGGAGGGCGTGGCCGCAAGCCTGGACATCAAGGGCGGACAGACGACTCACTACTGGTATGACGGGAGCAAGGCCGTGGACGCACAGAGCGCCAACCGCCACGCCATCTTCGGCCAACTGACCATCAACGAGCTGCTGTTTCTTGGCGACGAGGAGGACGACGTGTGGCAGCAGGACGACGTGCTGGAGGAGCTGCTGAAGTATCTGAACCTGCACATCATGCAGGACGGGCTGGACTTCTACATCTTCTCTTGGGAGACGGTGAAGAGCGACAAGGACATCTACTGGCGCGACCTGCTGACGGGCGGACGTCTGACGACGGCCCGCAGCACGACAGACATCACGACGCAGAACGTTGTTGGAACGGAGACGAGCATCAGCGTGGGCGAGATATACAGCCAGCTGCTGCTGACATGTGACGTGAAGAGCGTAGAGAGCGTGATCAAGAGCCCACTGGACAACGACCTCGTGTCCAGTCCTTTCGGGAACAAGCAGAAATACCTGACGGAATACAGCAGCGACGGTGAGGGAGTGAAGGCCATCGAAGCCTTTGACGCTATGACGCACGGGCGGGAGACCGACTTTGACGGCGGACGTATCACGGACTGGTACATGCAGGTGATGGACAACGCAGAGTGGACCTTTCCCGACAATGGCAAGGGTAGCCTGATGGCCACCTACGGCGAGGGGAACACGAACCAGGAGCGTCTGCCCAACGTGCTGGCCCAACAGCCGGGCGCGGCCATCATTGCCTTTGGCAAGGTGGAGCGTAAGACCGACGGCAAGGACAACTCGCCCGTGTCGAAGGTGGAGATGACGAACTGCCTCTTCATCAGCGTGAACGGCAACGGCGAGGATAAGGACGAGAGCAAGGCCTACCCCAACGAGACCACACTGAAAGCCTCCATCCCCTTGGCGGAATACAACGGCAACACGACGGGCGGCGTGTTCTCGCCGAATGACGAGGAGACGACGAACTACATCGTGCTGAGCGGCAGCATCGCGCTGAACCCCGTGATGGCCATGACGGACACCTACAAGGCAATATACAACTACACGCCGTCGGCAGGGATATTCCCGAACCCCATTATGGGCGGTGGCATCAGACAATGGTGGCACCTAACGGTGCCGAGCCGCGACAACGGCGACGGCCGTTACTACACCCAGAAATGGTGGAAGGCATCGACGCCAGGCACGGAACCGGAGTGGGACACGGAGCGGACGCAAGGCCTCGTTCCGCTGACGGAGAAAGGCCCGGAGGAGTATGAGTTCAAGTACAGCGCCATCGGCGACAGTTCGGACCAAATATCTAAGGTGGGCGTAGTGGCCTGCATGCTCATCATCGGCGACAAATGCGTGGTGGAGACCGGGTCGACGGGCACGCCATCGGACTTTGAGTGGCGTCCATACAAAAAACGCAGCCAGTGCTCAAGCGATGATGAATACTACCAGCAGAGCTTCACCATCGGTTTTGACCCGAAGATTGGCGACAAACTGATTGGGACGAAATTTGACCTTCAAAACAACATTGACTACAAGATGGGTCTGGACGCGGAGGGCACGGCAATACCCATCAGGAAGAAAGACCGGGTGAGCGGAGCGGTGAAGTTTGTGATCCTCGGCCCGGTGAACGTTACCTGGGACGTGGTGACCCGTCGGCATCCAACGTTTTTCCGTCATACGAAATGGGGCAGCAGCACGATACTTCTGCTTCCTCACGTGAGCAGCATCGTGATAGAGTCGTTTGAGATGAAGATATACAGTGACAACGGCCTTGTGAACAACACAGGGGACAAGGATATCGTGTATCTGAGCGACACGAAGGAGACTTTTGTGAACCGCAAGGACGACATCAGCTTCAAGATCAGCTCGGCCCTGACCTCGGCAGAGAGTCATCAGTTAGGCGTGACGGACAGCGTGAAGATGAGCACGCCCGTGAACACAGACACCGGGGGCGGCGTGCTGGAGATATACGACTCCGCACGGAGCCAGAGCGCGAAACCGGAGCAGCTGTATGTGGACAGCTATTATCATGAATATCATGTGCCGAGAATAGAGATGACGCAGAAGTTACGGGACAAAGCCGGTGAGGAACTTGTGAGCCCGCTGCTGCACTACCGGCATCCGGCAATGGGGAGGACATTCTTTGTGCAGGGCATCAGCCGCAGCATCAATGAGGGCTCGGCGGAAATGAACTTAAAAGAGATAGAGCAATGATAGACGTCAAGATTATCAGCAAGCCCAAGAATGAGGGCAGCACGAGTGCGGTGAACACGGGCAGCACAGCCTACAGCAGCATGGCCGTGAAGGAGGCCGCCCATGCCGCGAAAGCCGACATTGCAGAGACGGCCAAGGAAGCCGAGCACGCATCGAAGGCGGATCACGCTTCAGAGGCGGATCATGCCCTTGTAGCAGAGACAGTTAAGGGAGGTATAGAGAAAGCAAAAGAGGCCGACCACGCAAAAGAGGCCGACAACAGCAAGCAGTGGAGTGGACATGAATTTAGCGATTGGCTTGACCAACCTGTGAAAAAAGGTGATGCTGTAGCATTTGCCTCAGTGACGAGTGATGACATGCACTCCTCTGACTCAGACGGAAACACGTCGACGACGGGTAAGGGATGGACACTGAAGAATGTGAGCGATGAGACAGGGAGCTACTCGGTGCTTGCGGTTGACAATATCGTCGTGAGGAAGAAGTTAGAGGCAGCTGAACTTGAGATTCATAAGAAGACATACGTGGGCGCTCAGATGATCGCGAGCGACTGGGGACATAAGATTCTTCGCGTGGATCCTATATACTTCGATTATGCGAGCGGCGAGGTGAGTACTATTGGCTTAACGTTGTTCACGCTACCCGTGACAGTTGACGGTGTCAGGAGAATGGTGGCTTTTGTGGGTAAGGAACTTACAGCTACCGACACCCGTGTAGAGCTGCTTGGCGATGGCAAGGGACTTCTCAACAAAGAACTTGAGCAGGTATCGAATGCTTTCAAGGTGTACTTTTGTGAGAGTGACGGAACGGCGAGTATAAAAGACGACCTTGTTGTGGGTGCGATGGGTCAATGCCAGGAGTTTAATGTCACCGACCGGGTAACCCATAACTTCACCAATTCTTACTATTGGGGTGTGTGCGTGAAGCATGGCGTGGAGGACAACGTTCAGATAGGTGGGCATTCAATGCGTTGCGTGTATGGAATCTTTGCGCACACGACAGAAAAGATTACGCTAACAACTGAGGCCCCGGGACAAGAAGGGAAGACCTTCACATGCTACGGGATGGAGGATGTGAAGCCGAAAGGCTGCACGTTCCCAGTGGCTGGTGATGACATGGTGGGATTCGGCTGCGCCGACCCGTGGCAGGATGCTGACCGGTGCAACGCTATTGTCATAGCGAGCAAGGACGGGGAAATCAGCGCTCCGAGCGTGATTGCTTACAGTGGGATAGGACGCATGAGAGGAGGTTCTATATTGGAAACACCGAAAGAGGACATCCCAATGTCTGACTATATCGACATCAAGGAGCAGTATTCTCTTCCGTCGGCGAAGGATGATAGTCGGTTGGACTTCCGTGTTAGCAAGAAGCAGGGGAACGTGTTCAAGGGTGACCTGTACTTTAAGGGTGACGACAATACAATAAAGCCTGTCGGTGAGAGCTATATGCTTTCAGCTGACAAGAGCGTGGTGGAGAACGGTGGTAAGCTCTCAGTGACTATTTATCGTGTCAATGGCAGTAAGGTGGTGGCCATAAAAGCGGAAGAGGTGAAGGAGAAGAACTTCAGCGTGTGGCTCTACCGTGACAACAATACAAATAAAGAAGTCACATCGACTTATGAGGATCTTAACTGGAACGATCTCACTGGTGACAAGAATGACATCAAGAGTGTCACGTTAAACCTGCGAAATGGTAACGACGTGCTGGACACCATCTCTATCTCACTTGGAGAAAAGGCACTGCCCCGCACTGTGGTGTGGCGGCTCGTACCAGTACAAGAAATTGCAGAGTCCAACTATGAAATCAATAGATACGAATACGGCAATTATGCTGAGAAAGGTGAGACGGGCGACGACACCATCAATAACATTTTTGTCAAATCGACAGAGATCAACTTGCAATACTATATCGTCTATCAGCAGGGAACGGCCTCTCCAATTATCTATAACAAGGTTCCTCCTGGTAAGGTGTTCAGCGTCTCTGCCTTTACCGATAATGAAGCAATTGTCTACAGCTATTCGAGCAATAAGGAAACGGGTACGGTTGTCGACAATAAGATACAAAACCTACGTTTCAGTGATTGGAGCGACACTAATGCCCAAGTGTCAACCATCAAACGCATAGCTGTGCAACTGTTTGACAGTAACAGCCAAATTCTTGACCAACGCATGGTTATTCCACAGTTGGGCACTAACGGCGTAGCAGATATGAACAAGGACTTCCTGGCTTATATCTACTACGGGACAGATGGAACCAGCGGGATGCAGTACACCAACCAACGCGTGACGGACATGAAGGGCACTGTTGAAACGCTCACTTCACGAATGGACACTGCAGAGGATGGCATAAAAGAAAACAAGACGAACATAACGAAGACGGCCGAAGGGCTCGACGCCGAGGTTAGTGCACGGGAAATTACGGACAATAAACTCGGCAAAATGGATGAGGACATGTCGAAAATCAGCCAGCGCGCCACAGAAATCTCTACTCGCGTGACAAGTCTGTATACCGAAGGAAATTTACTGTGGGGCGGAGATGTGCGTGGCATGGTAAAGAAACAGTATGGTGTGTTTACAAGTGATCGTGTAAGTGTGAAGAAGGGGCTGAGTTATACGGTGGCAGCCCGCATGTGGCTGGTGGCTAAGAAGGACTATCCTACTCAGCCTGCCATGGACGGCCATGTGATTCACCTCTATGTATTCAAACCGGACTGGTCTTGGCAGAAGAGTCAGGTTTTCAGCTATACACGTGCAGGCACGGTGATAGACTATTTGATGTTTACGGCCGAGGAGGATATGGACGTGCAGATAGGCATCTATGAGCAGGGTGACAAAGGCGATGACGCTAAAGTTTACGGCGGTGTGGCCGTGGACTGGGTGCGCATGGACATGGGGAACCAGAAACAGACGAGATGGTCGGCTGCGGCAAAGGATGTTGAGGCTCAGAACCTGATTCCTGACGTGAACTTTGATGACAGCACATGGAAAAGGACACAACCGGACGGAGCCACCCGAGAGCAAGTGAATGAAGAAATCAAGGACTTCAATGATTCAGGCCTGCTGGGTGTGTATAATGATGATTACAGTTACTACGGCTTTAGGGGCGTGCGGCTGAGACGTTCTGGATGCCGTACGACATCAAATAACGGGCTTAGATATTACATACCCTTCCGTGGAGAGGGTGACTATACGCTTACAGCTATGGTTAAAGACCTCAACGGCGTGACTCTGGACGAGGGCGTATGGATACAGATGTACCCATGTGGTGAGGATAAGAAGCGCAACGGAAGCGGTTCCATGTTTAGTCTTGGATCTGGAAACGCTACAGGCGGCTATATACCTCTGTCGGTGACACGTCGGTTTGCGGACTCGGAGACGAACAGCAGCGGCGCATTGGTAAAGACATTCTGGATCGAGGTGAGAGTGCTGCTTCTGCAGAATGGTGACGTAGTTGTGAGCCGGATGAGTTTGGCAAGGAACTCGACGGCTATCCACTGGAACGCGAACGCCCTTGGCGATACGGCGAGCCGCCAGCAGGCATTGGAGAGCTACACGCAGCAGCGGGCGGGGAGCATAGAGGCCGGCATACGTCAAGGATTGAAGAGCGTGGGGTTCAGGATGGACGGTGAGACGTGGAGCGTGAACACGTGGGGAAACCTGTTTGCGTGGTACG